ATGTTGGTGTTATCCATGAGTTAGTCCAGACTGACGGAACTCTTACAGTTCTGTTTGCTGGCAACAACAAGATATTTAAACTTGGCACTGCTAATGCGGTGACTGAGTTGACCTATGGTGGTGGTGGTACTGCTCCTACCATTACTGCATCTAACTGGCAAACTGCAACTCTTAATGGGATTGCATACTTCTTCCAAACTGGTCACGATCCTCTAATTTATGACCCCGCAGTAAGTACAACTACTTACCGCAGAGTCTCTGAGAAGTCAGGTTATGTGGCTACTGTTCCTCAAGCCAACATTGCTATTTCAGCATTTGGTCGCTTGTGGGTGGCTAATACTTCTACTGACAAAGTAACTGTTACTTTCTCTGATCTGATTGCAGGTCATGTATGGGGTGGTGGCACTTCAGGATCATTGGATGTGTCCCGTGTATGGCCTAATGGTGCTGATGAAGTGATGGGCTTGGCAGCTCACAATGATTTCTTGTTTATCTTTGGTAAGAGGCAGATTCTTGTTTACTCTGGTGCTTCTACACCCGCATCATTGGTTCTGAGCGACACAATCGGCTCTATAGGATGTATTGCTAGAGATACCATTCAAAGCGTTGGTTCTGATGTTATTTTCTTGTCAGACTCAGGTGTTCGTTCACTGATGAGGACAATCCAAGAGAAGTCTGCTCCTCTAAGAGACTTGTCTAAGAACGTGCGTTTTGACCTAAATTCATCTTTGGCAGGTGAAACATTGGCTAACTTGAAGTCTGTTTACTCAGAAAAAGAAGCCTTTTATCTGCTTGTTTTACCTGCAACATTCCAAGTTTACTGCTTCGATACCAAGCAATCTTTGCAAGATGGTTCTTCTCGTGTAACAAAATGGGACTCTATTGCACCAACTGCTTTACGTTCTTTGCGTAATGGCGACTTGTATATTGGTAAGAATGGCTATATCGGTAAGTATGGAACTTATCTTGATGACGCATCTACATATCGTTTTTTGTACTATACAAATAATGCTGACTTAGGAAACCCTAATCAGATTTCTATCCTAAAGAATGTTACTGCCGTTGTAATTGGTGGGTCTAATCAGTTCTTAACGATCAAGTGGGGATTTGATTATTCTGGTGCTTATCAATCAGAGAATGTTTATATTCCTACACAAATAAGCTATGAATATGGCATTGCTGAATACAACATTGCTGAATACACGAGTGGCGTTCCGATTAAGACTTTGACTGCCAATGCTTCAGGTTTTGGAAAGATTGTCCAAACTGGTTATGAAACAACGATCAATAATGTTTCATTTTCTCTGCAAAAGATTGAAATTCAAGCCAAAGATGGCAAAATAGGGTAAGAGGTAAACCATGTCTAATTACACAAAATCAACCAATTTCGCTACCAAAGATAACTTATCACCTGGCAATCCTTTAAAGATTGTCAAAGGTACTGAAATTGATACTGAATTTAACAATATTCAGACTGCTGTTGCGACTAAAACAGACAATGCTTCTGCCAACATTACTGGTGGTTCAATCACTGGTATTACTGATTTAGCGGTTGCTGATGGCGGTACAGGTGCTTCTACGGCTACTGCTGCTCTAAATAACCTCTTGCCTAGTCAAACAAGCAATGCAAATAAGTATCTTCAGACTGATGGCACTAACGCTACATGGGATGCAGTAAGTCTTTCTACTTCTGACATTACAGGAACTCTGCCTGTTGCTAATGGTGGTACTGGTGTAACTTCATCTACAGGCACAGGCAATGTAGTTCTGTCAAACAGTCCTACTTTGGTGACTCCCGCATTGGGAACTCCTGCTTCTGCGACTTTGACAAATGCTACGGGTCTGCCGATCTCAACGGGTGTAAGTGGTTTGGGTACTGGTGTAGCTACTTTCTTAGGTACACCTTCATCTGCTAACTTGGCTTCTGCTGTTAGTGATGAAACAGGTAGTGGTGCTTTGGTGTTTGCCAATAGTCCTACTTTAGTAACTCCTGCCCTTGGAACGCCATCTAGCGGTACTTTGACCAATGCTACTGGCTTGCCTATCAGCACAGGTGTTTCTGGTCTTGGAACGGGCGTAGCAACCTTTCTAGCGACTCCATCAAGTGCAAACCTTATCTCTGCTGTAACAGATGAAACTGGCACAGGATCGTTAGTTTTTGCAACAAGCCCAACATTGGTAACACCCGCCTTGGGAACACCATCTGCTTTGGTTGGCACAAACATCACGGGTACTGCTTCTGGTTTGACAGCAGGTAACGTCACTACTAACGCTAACTTAACAGGTGCAGTCACTTCTGTTGGCAATGCAACTTCTTTGGGTTCATTTAGCTCCTCCAACCTTGCAGGTGCTTTGACAGATGAAACAGGTTCTGGATCAGCAGTATTCGCCACTTCACCTACTTTGGTGACTCCTATTCTTGGAACGCCTACTAGCGCAACCTTAACCAACGCTACAGGGCTTCCAATCTCTACTGGCGTGTCAGGTCTAGGTACTGGCGTAGCAACGGCTCTAGCGGTCAATGTAGGCTCTTCTGGCGCACCCTTGGTCAATGGTGGTGTGCTTGGTACTCCATCTAGTGGTACTGCTACTAATTTAACTGGTTTGCCTTTGTCTACTGGTGTAACAGGCACACTTCCTGTCGCTAATGGTGGTACAGGAACAGCAACTCCTAGCATTGTTGCAGGTACAAACGTAACTGTTACTGGAACATGGCCTAATCAAACTATTGCTGCATCTGGTGGTGGTGGTTCTGGAACTGTTACTAGCGTTGCTGCTACAGTCCCAAGTTTGTTTAGCATTACAGGCTCACCGATTACTACATCTGGCACATTAGCAATGACCTACTCAGGTACTGCTTTGCCAGTAGCTAATGGCGGTACAGGACAAACATCCTACACAGATGGTCAACTGCTTATTGGTAACACCACAGGCAACACGCTGACCAAGGCGACATTGACTGCTGGAACTGGCGTAACGATTACTAATGGCAATGGTTCAATTAGCATTGCTGCCTCTGGTGGTAGCTACGATGGTTTCAAAAACCGCATCATCAATGGTGCAATGGTAATTGACCAACGCAATGCGGGTGCTAGTGTTACTCCTACTGATGGGTTATACACTCTTGACAGATGGCAATTTGGTGTATCACAGGCTTCTAAGTTGACAGTCCAACAATCTTCTACCGCCCCAACGGGCTTTAGCAATTCATTATTGGTGACTTCATCTTCAACATATTCTATTGGTAGTGGAGATTATTTTTACTTTCGCCAATATATTGAAGGTTTTAACTTTGCAGACTTTATGTTTGGAACTGCAAATGCACAAACACTAACGCTGTCGTTTTGGGTGCGTTCTAGCCTGACTGGAACTTTTGGCGGTTCACTTATTAACAGTGCTGGCAACAGAAGTTATCCGTTTACATACACAATAAATTCAGCAAATACATTTGAACAAAAGACAGTCACTGTTACTGGTGATACTTCAGGAACTTGGGTTGGGGCTACAAATGGCGCAGGCATTAGCGTAAATTTTGGCCTTGGAGTTGGCGCTACTTATAGTGGTACGGCTGGTGCTTGGGCGGGTTCTTTGTATCTTGGAGCCACAGGCGCAACAAGTGTAGTAGGCACAAGTGGCGCAACCCTTTACATCACAGGCGTTCAACTAGAAAAAGGCTCAACAGCAACATCGTTTGATGTGCGTTCTTATACAACTGAATTGCAGTTGTGTCAGCGGTACTATTACAAAATAATAGCACTTAGTGGTACAAGTGGTGTAAATATTCTTCAGGCTTCTTTCTATCAATCTAGTTCAGGCTATGCGGCTGTTGTTTTGCCAGTAGCAATGAGGGCTAATCCAACAGGTTCATATAGCGCAGTAGCTGATTTTTATGTTGGTTCTAATGGTTCTTATAATGTTTTAACAAGCATAACTGCAAATAATGGTTATGCATCTTCTAACTTAATTGAATTTTACTGGTCTACTGGTAGTGGGACTATAGGATTTTCAGGATTTATTAGAATTAATAACACAAGTGGTTGGTTGGCTTATTCAGCGGAGCTTTAAAAATGTACAAATTAATAAAAAATGAAATAACAAACACCATCAATGTGGTTTTTAGACCCGTTGACAATGCTTGCATACCCTTTGACCCTGACAACAAAGACTACCAAGAATATCTAAAGTGGCTTGCTGAAGGCAATACGCCAGAGCCAGCAGAAGAAAGTTAATCATGGCAACACAATCAAAAATCATTGCGGCTTATCAAGCGGCACAGGCTGCGGCTGAAGCGGCTCGTAACACATAAAGGAAAATATCATGGCCGCACCAATAGTAATGAGTGATGAAGAGTTGTTTCAACTTACTGGCAGTTGGGAGGCTGCGGCAGCTTTGCGAGATCAACAATACAGAGCATTAAACGAATACAACTTTTCACAAGCTGCCCCTACATCGGGCGGTATGCTTAGTGGCAATATCTTAGCGGGTGCTAGTTGGAATAGTGGCAACACTGCTTTGCAACAGGCTTTAACTGAAGCTACTGGTCAAGCAACATCTAACTATGCGGTTGCAGGATCAACTACAACTGACACTCTTAATCAACTAAATACATACTTAGCGGGTGGTGGTCAGTTTGATCCTAATGCTACTGTTTACTTGCAAGCGGGTGGTGTTGACTTTATTACTGGCGTAGACAAGGCAGTTGTTAAAGATAACTTAAACCAGATTGTCAAGACTCTTGGCGAACAAGGTGTTAATGTTGTTCTTACTGGTTCACCTTATGCCAAGTCTGTTGAAGATGTAATTACTAACAACTTTAATCCTGAAGTTGACCAGATTTTTAAAGATGTTGCCAAGGCTAACTCTAATGTTGCTTTGGTTGGTACACAAGGTGAGATTCTTCAAAACAAGAATTTATTGGTAGATGCTTTGCATACCAATGCTGAAGGTACAGCAATTTATAACCAATCAGTTATTGATGCTTTATCTCAGTTTAAAAATGAAGTTCCATCTAGTACGCCTCAAGCTATTGCACAAGCCTATCAAACAAATACTGTAGCTACAACTCCTCCAGTAATTACTCAGGCTGCGTCTAATCCCGTGGCTGCTCAAGCATTGGTTAGGGCAATTCCTACTGCCCGTGGTACTGTAATTGAAGGCGATAACATTGAGGCGCAAATTGCAGGTGTTCCTCAATCGGTCTATGAAACAAGAGTAGACCCAAACAATACAGCTAACTGGCAAACAGTTAATTCCCAAACTGGTGAAGTAATCAACTCAGGTACTTTTGCTGGTGGTGGCGATCGTGGACTATTGGCTGCTGCTGCTCCTGTAATAGGATTGGCGGCTTCCACTGTTGGTCTTCCTTTTATCTCAGGTCTATTAGGTGGTGCAACAGGATTGACAGGTTCTGCCTTGGCTGGTGCTACAGGCGCAACCATTGGAGGCGGTACAACTGCAATAGCAGGTGGCACAGGACAAGACATCCTTAGAGGGGCTTTGCTTGGTGGCGGTGCGGCTTATGGGGGTTCTTTATTAGATAACTATTTAAGCACTGGTTCTACTGTTGATGCGGGTATTACAGAGCGTCAATTTGCTATTCAAGACGCTAGACAGTTGGCAAGTCAAGGTTTATCGACTACTCAAATTGCAGATACTTTAGCGGCTGGTGGTTATAACGACATAACTGTTCAAAGAGCACTATCTGCTTTAACAGGTTCTGCAACATCTACATTACCAATACCTGGTGCTGTAAATGTTACTGGTACGGCTGCTCCTGCAATCAATGCAGGTGGCTTATTAAGTAGTTTGGCTGCTCCAGTAACACAAGCTGGTACTGTAAATGTAACTGGTACTTCTCAACCTCAAATGGTAGATCAAGCGACATTAGCTTTAGTTAATAGTCAACTTGCTTCTAATCTAGGCTCAAACGCTAATTTAGCAAATGTTGAGATTACGGGCAACAGACCCGCTACCACGCAAGAAATTACAAATGCAATCCTTGCGACAGTACCAAATGTAACTCTTCAACAAGCACAAACTCAAGCAGAAGTTTTAGTTACCAGCGGTCAAAACATAAAGGTTTCTGACTTGGTTAGTGCTGTATCTTCTGTTTCTCCGACTATTACTAATAATGTTGCAGAGCAGATTATTACTGCGCCAAGATCAACTCCTGTTGGTCAAAACTTGGCGTCTTTTCCTTCTTCATTGGTATCTTCAGTTCCCTCTACTACCACTACCCCTGATTCTCGTTCTACATTAGAACGGGTTGGAACGAATGTTCTTGGGACAGGCTTGTTGTCTTTGTTAAACCCTAACTTGATCTCTGGTGGTCTTGGTACTGCTGGCAATCTTTTGCAGATGCAAACATCAAGAGAAGCGGCTCAACGGGCGCAAACATCGATTGAGGCTGAAACAAAAGCAGCTAAAGATGCGGCTCAGTTTAGACCTATTGGCATGACTACTAGGTTTGGAACTTCTCAGTTTGGCTTTGATCCTGCTACTGGAAGATTGTCAAGTGCGGGATATTCCTTAACACCTGATGTTAAAGCCCAACAAGATCGCTTCATGGCTTTGTCAAATCAAGGTCTGACACAAGCAGAAGGCGCACAGGCACAATTTGCTCCTTTACAAACAGGCGCACAAAGGTTGTTTGGTCTTGGTAATCAGTATTTGGCTAAATCTCCTGAAGCTGTTGCTCAGAACTATCTCAATCAGCAGATGGCTTTGTTGCAACCAGGCAGAGAACTAGAACTTGCTAATCTGCAAAACAGACTCCAACAACAAGGTCGTGGCGGTCTATCTGTGGCTCAAGGTGGCACTATGGGTGCTACTACTCCTGAACTACAGGCACTGTATAACGCTCGTGCTCAACAAGAGGCTCAATTGGCTGCTAATGCTCAACAAGCGGGTCAGAGAGATGTGTTATTTGGTGCTGGATTGCTTGGTCAAGGCTCACAAGCTATGGGTCAGTACTATAGCGGTCAACAAGCCGCTTATGCACCTTATACAACTGCAATGGGACAAGCACAGAACTTGGAGACTTTGGGTCAACAACCATACAACATGGGGGTTAACTTAGGTCAAATTGGCGCACAAGCTGGAGCAAATGTTGGTACATTGGGCTTGAGGGGTGCAGGTTTAAGCACTGCATTAGCTACAAGTGCTGACGCTACTAGAAACCTTGGTGCTCAAAGCCTTATAGCAGCAGGTAATCCCAATGCTCAGTTTGGTCAAGCATTAAGCGGTTTGTTTGGCGGTGGATTGCAATCTGCATTTAGTGGAACTGGTTTAGGTGCATCAGGATTTGGAACTGGATTAGCTTATGGCAATCAAGACCTCGGCTTGTTCTTATAAGGAATCATCATGGCAGAAAATATCGTAGCGGGTCTGTTTGGTTTGACTCCACAAATGTTTCAAAACCAACAGTACCAACAAGACTTAAATCGTGGTATCTCAATGGCACAACTATCGCCTGGTGCTGCTGCTCAAGCGGGGCTTCAGGCTAGTGTTGGTCAACTAGGTCGTGGCTTTGCGGGTGCTATGGGCATAGAAGACCCACAACTGAAGATGATCAGCCAGACTAACCAGCTCATGCAGGGTTTGGACTTGCGTGATCCTCAGTCTTTGGTCAATGCGGCTAAACAAGCTAGTCAAATGGGGAATGTGCCTTTGGCTATAAAATTGTTTGAGTTATCAGATGCGGCACAAGTAAGAGCGCAACAGGCACAAACACAAAGACAAACTTCTTTGGCACAACTTGTTGCCCAACGTGCTTATGATCCAGGCACTTCAGAAAGAGCGCAAATATTGGATGAGCAAGAGCGTCAGCAGATGGCAGATCAAGGCACTCCAATTCCTGAGAACATTGCTGCTGTTGCACCAAGCTATGACATTCGTAGAGTAGCTCCTCAATTACAAGCGCTTGGCGCACCTGGCCTTGCTCAACTAACGGCTGGATTAACAGCCGCAAAAGCAATGAGGCCAGAGACAGTCTCAATTAAAGAAGGTGAAACGCTTTACACAGTCCCAACTGAGGAAGGCCAAGGCTACAAAGCCATTGCTACTGGTGGCGAGAAACCAAGACCATTCACTGGTGAATTGGCAAACGCTGCCAATATTTTGTATCGGACTGATGATCCGGCTAAGATTTTTGCAAGGTTTGGGCAAGCTGGACTTGACGCTGTTGAGGCAAGAGCAGTCAAAATGGTTGAAGCAAAGCGTCCAGTTACAAATATATCCGCACCAGTTTCTGTAAATATGCAAAAAGGTTTCGGTGAAGATTTAACTGAAACTTTAACTTCGAATCTAAGGGCCGGTAGAGTTGCAGGCAATACTCTAGGCACTGTGCAAGGCATGAAAGCCTTGATTGATGAGGGAACAAGAACTGGATTTGGTACTGAAACTATGGTTCAGTTAGCCAGAGCAGGACAAGCATTTGATCCAAACTTTAAAGTTTCTGGAGTTGCGGGTGCTGAAGCATTCCAAGCATTTTCTAATTCTGTAATTTTGCCAGAGGTGAAGAAACTTGGAGTTAACCCAACTGATACCGACTTGAAATTTATTGTCCAAGGTTCTCCAAGTCTTTCAAAGTCTCCACAGGGTAACTTGATTCTGTTGGACACATTGGAGTTAAAACTTCAACGTGAGCAAGATTTGGCTAAATTTAGCAATCAATGGCTATCCCAAAATGCTAATACTGTTAAAACTAATCCAATTATTGCTCAGACACAATTTAATGATGCGTTTAATAACTATGTTCAAGCAAGCCCACTTTATAAGCCGCAAGCAGATGCTTTACGTCAGCGCATAATTCAATTGCAAACACAAGGCGCAGGCCGAACACCAACTCCTGCAAGAAATGCACTGCAACGTGGCAACTTCACAAACCCATGATGGAATAAAAAAATGTCAACATTAAAAGATCAGATTACAGACTTACAAAATGAACTTCTTGTTGCAAAAGATGAGGGGAAAATAACGCCAGAAGGTGCGAAGTTGTTGGGTCAGATTCAAAGTGGACAATGGCAAACTGGTGGGTTTGGGCAGTTCTTAAAAGGGATGACATCAAACTTTTCAGATGAAGGCATTGGCGCTTTAAAGTCATTTATCTCTTCTGACCCAAAGAACATTGCTGAAGCAATGAAAAAGATCAGTCCACAAGAACAAGCGCCAACTCCAAGAGAAGTTGGCACTGCGCTTGAAAGAGTGGGTCAAGAGCAATACTTTCAAGAAAATCCAGTAAAGTCTGTTGCATTGCAAGTTGGTGGTGCAATGCTGCCATCGCTTGTGACAAAACGACCAGGGCCACAATCAATGACGGGTCAAATAGGTTTGGCTGGTCTTTTTGGCGCTACTTCTGGTATTGGCGAATCTGAGGCTGAATTGTTCAGCCCAGAAACAGGAAAAGAAGCGTTAACAGGCGGTGGCATAGCAATGGCCTCTGTACCAGTTGCAAAAGGTCTTGGTTTTATTGCTGGCAAAGGTTATAGATCAGCAGTAAGTGCCATGTTTGACAACCCACAAAGAATGGGTGTGGATCAATCTAGGGCGATGATTAGAGAGGCTTTAGGGGCAGATGCAGGTGGCGTAGATGAAGCCATTAAGATGATCCTAGACAAAGCTGGCAAACCATACACACTCGCAGATATTGGCCCTAATTCAAGGGCATATTTGGATGCTGTTAACCAACTGCCTGGCCCAGGCAAGCAAGTAGCAAAAACATTCCTAGAAGACAGAGACAAGGGTTTGCTCAAGCGTTTGACAACCGATATGCAGGTTGCTTTCGGTGGCAAGGCAGCATACTTTGATGAATTTAATGCTTTAAAAGACGCTCGTTCAGTAATTGGTGGCAAGTTGTATGGTGCTGCCCTACCAAGACCAGTTGAAATTACTACAGAATTTACTGAGTTACTTCAGCGTCCAAGCATGAAACAGGCTTATGACAGAGCAGTTAATTTGGCGCAAGAGCAAGGAATCAAATTGCCTAAAGTTCAAATTGACTCACAATCTGGCAAATTAGTGACTGATAAAGGCTCACCCGTTACAAGCATTGATACCACTTTTATGCACTACATGAAAATGGGACTTGATGACTTGATCTATACGGGTAAATCTCCAACTTCAGGAATGGGTAACACGCAACTTGGTTCAATCAAGCAAACAAGGGGTGCGTTTATTGATCTGTTAGACAGCTCAAACCCTGCTTATAAGAGGGCTAGAAACTATTGGGCAAACGATACTGCGGTCATGGACGCAATGAATGAAGGAAGATCAATATTCAGCAAAAAACCTGCTGATTTAGATGCTCTTTTAAATGATGTAAAAACCATGTCTAAGTCTGAGAAAGACGCATTAAGACTTGGCACAATGCAAAGTCTTCTTGATCGTCTTGGTGGCGCACAAACAGCAGACACAATGGTTAGCGCAGTTGGTAACCCTGCAATGGATATATTGAAGAATCCTAAGAATGTGAGAATTATTCGAGCAACATTTGACAGTGATGAAGCTGGTAAAAATGCTTATAACAAGTTTATGAGCAATCTTATGAGTGAAGTAGAAATGAAGACTACTTCTAAAGTTGTTTTACAAGGATCACAAACTGCTGGGCGTACTGAAGCAATTAGAGTAATTAAAGAAGGCGCTCAAAGAGAATTACCAGTTATATCAATGGCGCAATTTGTTACAAGAGCTTTGCAAAGAGATTTTGCAGATATGGGAGATCAACAACTTAAAGCTACTGCGAGTGAAATTGCAAGAGTTTTGACAACAAGCGATCCAACCAAGTTGCAAAAAATTGCTAAAGAATTGGCTGGTAACGACATTCGCACTGTTTTGCGAAAAGAAGCGCCAGAGGTGTTGCCAATTTTGGGTAGGGCATTGCTTGGGCCGTTTTCTGTTGGCTCAATGAGTGGCAATATAGCGCCAAACATTAACCAAATGGCAACGGGTATGTTGTCCGGTCAATAACATGAAAGATTGGGTTGAAGTAATCATTGCTTCGGCCTGTGTTGCTTGCTTTGTCATCTTTTGTAGTTACATTATTGTTTGGGCGTACCCGTGAAATGGTTACTAGTGCTGTCAGTGTTGTTTACATTGGTAGTATCTAGTAAGGAAAAAACTGAATACAGGTGTGTTAGATGGGCATGGACAGGTGATGTTTACAACCGAAAAGTAGTATGCCTTGAGTGGCAAAAGGTAGATAAGAGATGATTCCCATCGATCCTCTAACCGCATTAGCTGGCATACAGTCAGCTATCTCGATGGTCAAGAAGGCAGCTAATGTTGCCCAAGACCTAGGCTCACTTGCGCCCATGATTGGGAAATTATTTGACGCAAAAAGTGTAGCTACCAAAGCAATGCTTCAGGCTAAACAGTCTGGCAAAGGCTCGAACATGGGTACAGCTTTGCAGATTGAGATGGCATTAGAACAAGCGAGAGAATTTGAGGAAAGCCTAAAAATGCTTTTCATGCAATCTGGAAAAATTGACGTATGGCAGAAGATTAAGGCTCGTCAAGCAGAGATGGACTTGGCAGATGCCAAAGAGATTAGTGCTTTAAAGAAAGCAGAGAAAGAAGCTAAACAGAAAGAGCAAGAACAACTAGAGATTGGCTTGGCAATTGGTGGAATCTGCTTTGTTCTGTTTTTAGTCTTTGTTGGTGTCAATGAGTTGATGACATTCTGTGAAGCAACAAGAAGGTGCGGTCGGTGAATGAGTACCAAAAGACCTTTGACCTATGCCTCAAAATATTCGTTTACGGGTGTGTGGCTTTATGGTTTCTTGGGCTGCTCAAATTTTTGCCGGATGACTTGTCGGACAGGATCGTTAATTTACTGTTGGGTAGAATAGGATTAGGCAAATGAGATATTTATTGCTTCTTTTACTGCTGACTGGCTGCGAAGAAAAATATCGTTATAAGTGCCAGAACCCTGACAATTTTCACGCAACTGAGTGCCAGAAACCTAGATGCCTATTTACTCAGACTTGCCCAGAATACTTGGTAGCACCCATCTTGGAGAAAAAAGTTGACGAAGTTAAACCTAACAACTGAAGAGATCGAGGTCAGGGTCTGGGGCATTGTGGTGCTTGCTGTCACCTTTATTCTTTTCTTTATCGTAATTGCTTTGCTTTATTCTGTCACGTTTATAACACAGCCAATCAAAAGCATGTCGCCAGTAGATCAAGCCTACGTTAAGATGATGAACGACATTGTTCTGCTCATTGTGGGTGGCATTGGCGGAGTTATTGGTAAACGGGCAATGACTTCTAGGCAACAACCACCCCAACAGCCAATGTGTCAACCAATGGGCTATCAAGGCTCTCAGGGCGGTTTTAACCCCTCTTATGGGTCTTCCTATGCCTCTCCTCAGTCAGCCTATGGTTTGCCTAGTCAACCTTTTGGTGCTATGCCT